TGTTTTCATATTTCTACTTTCACGTTCACTAAATACTTTAGAGCCTTTATAGTTCTTACCACTCGGACTTTTACCGCTACCATTTTCCCAATAGTAATCAAAGTTACGATTAAGGTCTACATTATTCACATTTTCACGTTCTTGATTAGCAAAGCCCCAAGGATTTACGATGGGAACCATGACAATACGCACATTTTTACGTAAATAAGCGAGTTGTGGGTATTTTTCCCATTCGTTTACAACTAAGTTCATAAAACGACTCATAGCGTAAAATGCACTATACTCATTACCATGAATACAACAAGTGACTAATACTGTTTTACTGTAATGTTCCGGCTCAAATGTATAACTATATACGTTGTATTTGTTTGATTGGTCTTTACCAATGTACTTTTTGAAACAATATTTATTATCGACAAACACGTCATAGAACGCTTTTAAGTTTTCAGTTGGATCATTACTTAATGGCGTTTCATTTACACCACGTTCAGCGCTTTTCATGTAAGGTGGATTAAATAAATATGCAGGATCATCAGTAACATTCATTAACTTATCTGTTTCTTCTTCAATGTATGCAAAATCGTGTCTTAAACGTTCAGAAAGTAATGAATGACTTTGACCGTCCATAGAAACACGACTATCTCGGACTTCTTGTTGACCATTTCCTAAATTACCTAATACTAAGTTTTTAACACGTTTATGTTGATAACGAAGTTCTTTATCAACTGTGGTACTAGGACCAGTAGGAAGTGTGTACTTAATTTGGTCGGCAGTATGTGCTTTTGTTTCATTTCGACTATGCTTATCTAATAATTTTTCGATATTTGTCAACATATCTCTTGTGGCAATAAAATTTAACTCATTTTCTCTAACAAAACGAGCGCCAAATATTGCATCTAAGTCGGTATATATCGTTTTTCTCATTTCAAACCTCCTACTTTAGTTTCAAGTTGCCATTAGCATCAATGACAATATCAGCACTACTTAAATTAACGACTGTTCCATCTTCTTTAGTTGCTTTTATATCTTTAGTAGCATTATCTTCTTGTTGGCGTTGTGTGGTTTTAATAGCTGCATTTGTTTTTGCAGTCGTTACTTTATATGTGTGAACAAAGCTATTTTGACCACCTAATTTACCTACTGCTGCAGCAGCTTCACTTACACGTTTTTTGTATCTATCTACACGTTTGAAATCACCTAACGTCACATCTTGTTTAACGATAATATTATCTTTATCCCTTACCGTTTTTACATCAACAATACGAACGAACTCATTAATACCTAAGATAGAATGATTAATCTTAACGATATCAGCTACTTTAGGAACAGCGTTGGGATAATGTTCGTTCAAAGCGATGAAGTCTAAACTGATTGATGTTTTAACTGAACTTTCGATTAATGATTGAAGTTTTTGATGCATTACTTCTTCATCTTTGATACGACCATCTTTAATCGGTGGTGCATCATAACGACCATAGTCTTTGATGCTAGGATGCTCAAATTTCATAACAAAGCCAGCTGCTGTACTACCTTCTTCTTCATCATAATCACCGTAACCAACAGCGTATGTGTATAACTCACTACTATCTTCTTCAACTTTCATATTATTGGCGTTGATTTCATCATCTATATGATAACTAGCATTTTTATTCAAAAAAGGTGTAAATACAAATGTATATGTTCCTTTTTTGTTATTAAATTCAATATCGAACTCTACATCGAAGTGACTACAAAACTTCTTGATCAAATCTTCTAAACTTTCACCTTCGCCAGCATTTTCAAATTGAGATGAACCAAGAGAACCATCTATTTTGTACTTCAATCCAGTACCATCAAAAATCCGTTTAAGAAAATTATTAGCAGTAAAACTACCATCTATTGTGTCGTAAATACGAGTGTGTTTAATGATATCTAATGGTTTATAACGACAAGAAACAGACACACGTTGTTTTTTACCATGTGTCTGTCTGTCGATAATAAATACTACGTATTCTCTTTTATCTTTCGGACCTTGTACTCTTGATATAGTCCATCTTTTTTGTAAACCTCTGACAATTTGATAATTGAACTCATCTTCAACAATTTCAAATTGTAAGACTATATCAGAACCAAGTTTAGATGTTTCGGTAGTAGACACGTACAATGGAATACTACGCCCACGTATCGGAGTAACTAATATTGGCATGTCTACACCTCACAAGTAATAAAATTTCAAGTCAAATGTTACTGATTTAACTTGTTGATTGAATTCGAAATTATTCCAGCCAGGATAAAACTTCGGTTGTGCATTAGACGCTAAGTCGTTAATAGGAATACCATTTCTAAACGTCTGTACACCGTCATAGACAATCTTGTCGCCTTTTTTTAAGTTAGCACCTTCAATTGTCATAACATCACTATTACCTAGCGTAAATTGGAATATCTCTGTTGCTTTAACATCTTTTCCTAATACCACTGTTACTTTTTTGAATAAATTGAATTGATCATTAGGTACATTCCCGTGATAGTACACTGAATTGTTATATACGTTAGTAAATGAATACTTACGACGTGCATCTTCTTCATCAAAAGGAATTAACATATCATTCGACCATAATTCTCTATCAGGTCGTTTCTCTAATTCCAATGATGTTCCGATACTTTCAGCAAAAGGTAATTCATCAGTTTCAAAATCTAATGAAAATTGAATTTTACGTCCTACT